CCAGGGTCATCATCTCGTTGCGCTGCGCCTGGCCCGACTTGTAGAACGGCAGGGCCTCGTGCAGGTCGGCGTGGGTCACCTCCGTGCCGACCGCGGCGATGTACTTGGCCAGCTTCACGTAGGACTTCTCGCGGTTGAGGATGGTCTGGAACGCCGTGCCGGACTCCTCGACCAGCTTGATCGCCGCCCGCAGGTGGTCGAGCTCCACCTCGGTGGACTTGTCCACGAAGGCGTAGGCCCCGGCCAGCTTCAGCGCCTTGAAGTAGCGGTGCGAGATCTCCGCCTTGCGGATGTCCTCGTGCTCGGCCAGCTCCTCGGCCGCGTGCTCGCAGGCGATCTTGTAACGCAGCAGCTCGATCGCCACGTCGTCTTCCAGCGTCATCTTCCAGCCGAACATGGCCGGGTCGGCCAGGCTGTGGAAGTGGTTGGCCCAGCGACTCACCGCCGCGGCGTTGTCCGGCCGGGTCAGCCGGGCGAACACCTCTTCCGGGGAGAGCTGCTTGGAGGCCCGCTGGTGCTGGCCGTAGCCGAACAGGCAGCGCCGGGCGTAGCCGGTCTCCAGGAAGGAGTAGAACTGCTCCTCGGTCTGGCTGCCGTCGAGCAGCTTCGACGGGGTGCCGAACAGCAGCATGTTGGTCGGGGTCTTGCCGTCGAGCTCGTCGCCGCGCTGGTTGTCGTTGGTGTTCTTGGTCAGCTTCAGCTTCACCTTGCCCTGGTCGTAAAGCTCCAGGAACACGGTGAGCACCTCGGTCTCCTTGATCAGGTTGGAGCCGATCTCGTCGATCTGCATGTTGATGCTGCCGCAGTTGGCCATCAGCAGCTTCTGCCGCAGCTGTTTCACCGCCGGGGTGGTGCCGGAGTCGAAGGTGAACGGGAACGAGCCCAGGCGCTTGAACTCGCCCTTCAGCTTCTCGTGCTCCTCGTCCTGGTTCGAGCTGTGGCGGGCGGCCCGCTCGTTGGCGATCTCCCACAGCTTGGCCTCGGAAAGCACCTGGAAGGTGTCCTCGGTGAAGCGGCGCTTGAACCCGGCGAGGAACTCGTCCTCGACGATGTTGATCGAGTGGCCCTTGCCGTAGCCGGAGGTGGCCAGGGCCAGGCTGTAGATGTTCACCGGCACCTCGCCGCGGTCGCGGGTGACGACCACCGCCCGCATCGAGGAGGCCATCTTGCCGAGGAAATAGGCGACCTCGGCGCGGAAGAAGCCGCGGTCCATGTTCTGCGTCTTGGTGCAGAGCACGTCGACGATCTCTTCCAGCGCCGGGTGGTGCTGCACCTGGTCGAGGTCAGGAAGCATAGTATTTGTCCTTCTGGGTGCAGACGTCGAACACCGCGCAGTAGCTGCACGCCTTCGGCTCGCCGAGCACGGTCTTGACCACGCCCTTGCCGCCCTTGCTGAACATGAACTCGTTCGCCTCGACCAGGCTGTCGAAGTTCCGGGTCGAGCGGCCGTCGGTCTTGGTCGGGTCGGCGTAGTACTTGTACTTGGGATCGTCGCGCCAGAGCTCCTCGTCGGTGCATTCCGGCAGCTGCTGTTCGGGCGTGGTCCAGTGCTTGCGCACCAGGGCCAGCTTGGCCCGGATCCAGGCCTCGGTGTCGGCCAGCGACAGCAGCGGGATCTCCTTGGTCGCCACCCGGGACTGCGGATAGTTCGGCGTGCGCAGCATCATCTTCGACCAATCGGTGAAGACGTAGTTGATGCGGCCGTAGTCCTCGGTGATCCGACGGTGCTCCCGTCCGGCGTCGAGCCAGCGGTAGATGCTCATCTGCAGCCGGTGGTCGTCGTCGCGGGAGCCCTTGATCACCGTCCACACCGAGGTCGACTTGGTGTCGTTGACGATGCCCTCGGTGACCATGTCGAACTTGCCGCCGACGGTGAAGCCGTCGATCTGGCGCATCTCGCGCTGCTCCAGGTAGACCGGGATCATCGCGCTGTTGAGCAACCGTTCCTTGTCGGTGGGGTTGATCGCCACCCGCTCGATCACCGCCTGCGGATAGCCCATCAGCTTCAGCGAGCGTTGATAGCCGAGGGTCCAGGCCCGCTCGACCCCGACGTGGATCGCGCTGCCCAGCGAGCTGGCGATCAGGTCGGCCACGTCGATTCTGCGGTCGGCGTAGGGGATGCGCTGGGCCAGCACGATCTGCCGCAGCGGCTTCATCAGGGTGGTGGCGGAGATGTAGTTCTCCACGCCCTCGACGTAGTCGTACTCGTCGTGGGCCAGCCAGACGGCCAGCGGCAGGCTGATGCCGCTGTTATTGGTGATTTTCATGACGCCCCCGTTTGAGGTTTTTTGTCGGATTATCTTCCGATTATGAAGCCGAGAAAAAACCGGGACGGCAATCTACCGCCCCGGCTCCGGTCTGCCAAGATATGTTGAAGTGGGCCGCCGCCCGGATCAGGGGACGTAGGTCCAGGTGACCAGTTCCCCCTGCTCGGCCTCGGCTTTCTTGGCTTCGGCCTGCAGCGCGGTGTAGGCCGCGCCGTCGAGAAAATCGTCCTCGTGGTAGCCGGTGCGGGAGGCCCGCACCTGCTTCAGCAGCACCATGAAGCCCCAGCCCTGGCTTTCGGTCAGGCTGGTGCCGTAGACGGCGTTGAAGGCTTTCACGGTGGCGGCCATCGAGCGCTCCTGCTGCGCCCCGTTCTGGGTGTCGCGCTCCTTGCCGCGCTGGTCGACGGTGTCGGCGGCCTTGCCCAGAAGCTCACGAACCAGGGTGGTCATTGGACCGACGCCCGCTTCCGCTCGGTCTTCGACGGCTTCGGCGTGTGGATCGAGGTCTGCGGGACCTTCGGCTCCGGCGTCGCCTGGGTACGGCTGCCGTCGGCCTCGAAGCCCTTGTGGAACTCCGCCTCGGTCATGCGGCCGAGGTAGGTGCCGCCGAGGATCACCACGTCGAGGATCTGCACCTCGGCGGGCATCTGGCCATGGAAGGTCTCGTTGATCAGCCGCATCTGCAGGCCCTGCTGGATCTTGCCCAGGTCGTGGCGGGTGATGTTGTCGTGGTCGCCGACCAGCAGGGTGTTTAGGGTCTTCTCGAAGTGGTTCTTGTCCTTGTCGGCGAACATGATGGTCCCGGCCATCAGCCAGTAGTGCTGGCGCTTGCCGACGCCGGAGGTCGTGGGGGCTTTGCTCATGGGTTTTCCTTTTTGATTAAGTTTATAATCTGGAACCAGAAACTAGATAATCCGGCTCCTGAGACACGGCGTTACCCTAACCCGCGGCCTGTAGATCGAGAACGTGTTTCGTGAACACGTCGAGGATCTCCTGTTCGCTGGCTCCGTTGTGGATCCCGACTTCCTGGCTCCAGTTCGGCCAGAAGATCGACAGCTCGCCGCCGAGTTTCACCTCATCGTGCCAGATCTCCGGGTGGTCCTGCCATTCGCAGGCCTTGACCACCCGCTCGTTGACCCAGGCCATGACCTCCAGATCGTCGCGGACCAGGAAGTACTGGGCGTCGTGGATCTGGGCGCAGGGCTTGACGCTCAAGCGGAAGCGCTCCGAGCCCCGCACCTGGTTCAGGAAGTCGGAACCGGCTCGGGTGTTGAGCAGGCACCAGGACTGCCCCAGGGCGTTGCCCGCGGTGCGGCCTTCGGCTTCGGCCTCGAACGGGGTTTTGCGGGTGCCCCGGATGACCTGGTGCAGCAGCGGCGTCCGCACCCGCAGCCCGAAGGCGGCGGTGACATAGCCGTCCTTGCAGGCCCGGTCGAGCCGGTCCGCCACCCACTGGTCCGACACCGCGTAGAACTCGTGGTAGCGGGCCTCGATCGCCTTGGCCTTCGCTTCCGAGAAGCCGCAGTTGGCCATCAGGGTGACGTAGGTGCCCTGATAGGTCAGGGCGAAAGTCGGAGCCTTGGAGTCCTGGCGCAGCGGCTTGTACTTCTTCTGGATCGAATTGATCGACTCGACGCTGTCCGGGTCGATGTCCGGCATCTGGTCGCCGAAGTAGGCGTGCGCCCGCAGCGAGTGACCGTCGTAGCCGTCGGTGTAGACCCGCAGCTTGTTGGGGTCCTTGGTGGTCAGCGCCGAGATCCGGTCTTCCAGCGAGTTGAAGTCGATGCCGACGAAGTGCCAGCCCGGCGGAGCCTTGAAGCAGGACTTCACCAGCTTGCCGAGCAGCAGCTCGTCCTTCTCGACGTAGGGCGCGACGCGCTCGCCGAAGCGGGTCAGGAACACCGCGGTGAGTTTCATCACCACGTTGGCCGGAAGGTTCTGCAGGTTCGGATCCGACGAGCTCAGGCGGCCCGAGACGGTGCCGCCGAGGTTGAAGTTGCCGAACAGGTAATACCAGCCGTCCGGGCCCCGCACCGCGCCCTTCAGCGCCGGGATGAAGCTGGTCAGGATCTTGTTCACCGCCTTGTAGGCGATCAACCCGTCGAGGAAGCCCAGCACGTCCGGATCGCTGGTGTGGTTCCTGAGCGCCTCCAGCGTGTCGCCGTCGGTCGACGGCTGCTTGCTTTCGGTGGTCGAGATCACCGGCAAGCCGACGTGCTCGTAGAGCAGCTTGATCAGCTGCGGCCCGGAATTGGGGTTGAACTCCACCGCCAGGGTCTCGGCGTCGGCGAGCGAGATACGCTTCTTCTTCAGCTCGCCGTTGCGCTTCTCGACGTGCTCCTCACGCAGCCGGTAGGTGAAGCTCTGCAGGATGTTGGTCGCGCGCATGTCGGCGACCGCCTGGTCCTGACCGGCCTGCAGAATCTCCTCGACCTCGGCCACCTGGGCCATGTCCACCGGCATCCCGGTGAGCTGCATCTGGATGATGTCGACGATCGCCAGTTTGAACAGATTCTCGTAAACCAGGTGCTGCTGGTCCTGGACCATCCGGTCCCAGTGCTTGTGGTAGACGAACCAGGTGGAGAGCCCGTCGATCAGATTGTACTGCAGCAGCTGCGGCAGCGGGATCTTGCGGATGTCCTTGATCGCGTCGCCCTGGCTGTAGTCTCCGGCGAACTCCTGGGCCTGGTCCTTCAGGCCGAGCTTGTTCCCGGCGCAGGAGTTGGTGGCCAGGTAGGTGATCAGCTTGGTGTCCTCCCAGCAGCGCAGCATCACCTCCAGGCCGCGGAGTAGTCCCTCGTTATCGAGAATATGCGCCATGAATAACTGGAAAATCAGCACGGTGACGTCGTAGCTGATGTGGTGGAACAGCAGGCGGCCCTGGTAGGTCTCGAAGAACGCCTTCAGCAGCGAGCGGACTTCGAGCCGGTCGGCCTCGTCCTCCAACAGGTCGACCGGGAAGGCGATCCCCTCGTGCTGGCTCCAGCAGAAGGTGATGGTGCCGATCCCGGCGTCGTAGTGCTTCAGGCTGAAGGCTTCGATGTCGCAGCTCAGCGCCGCGTAGCTGCGCAGCCGCTGCAGCCAGTAGGCGATGTCCTCGACGGTGTCCGGGTAGGCGGCGAACTTGATGATCTCGACGCCGGGATCCTTGTAGGTGCCCTGGATCCAGCTCTTCAGGGCGTGGACGCCGCAGGCGATCTTCGCGGTCACCTTCTCCGGATCGTAGAACACGGTGCGGAAGTTGGGCACGTAGGTGACCGTCCAGGGCCCGAACTCGCTGGCCAGCACGTAGCCGATCTGGCTGTCGACCTTGGCCTTCTTGGCCAGGGTCTTGAAGTAGTCGCCGTCGCCGACCAGCAGGTGCTCGACCCGGTAGTCGGCCAACACCGGAGCCAGCTCTTCGGCGATGTAGGCCTTCATCTCGGCGGCCGGGGTCTTTTTCTGGCCGCGGGCCTGGTGCAGGTCGAGCACCAGGATCTCCTCCGGGTCCAGCCCGTAGGGCTCGACGTAGGCGCGCAGGATCTCGTCCCGACGGATGTGGTTGACCAGAATGCAGATTTTGTAGCTGGTCTTTTCCTCGTTTCCGAAGGTGAGATAATTCATAATCCGTCCCCTAATAGATCAACTTGGCCGCGTTGTAGAATTCGAGTTTCTCACGCAGCTTCTGGTACTGACGTTCGGCCCGCGGATTGCCCTGCACCGTGTAGGCCTCCGGCCGGGTCCGGGAGAGCCCCTGCAGCTCCGGCAGCGCGTCCTTCAAGGCGTTGGGCAGGGCGTCTCTGACGTCCTGATCGCTGCGGGTGTCCTGCAGGATCAGGGTCAACGCCTGGCGCACCCGGTGGCGGTCGAACTCGACCACGCCCTTGTCGCGCAGGTGGTCGTCCATCGCCAGGTGCAGGTTGGCGTTCAGATTTCCCTTCTCGCCCTGGGCCCTCACCGCGGGATCCAGATCGGAATACAGGATCCCCCGGTAGAAGAAGCCGTCGGCGGCTCCGCCCATCCGGGCGTTCTCGCGGACCAGCTCGATTTCGCGCCGGGTCAACCGGGCGATCTCATGCGAGAAAATCGACGTCGTCAATCGGTCGACGATTTTCAGGGTGCGGTCGTGGTCCCACATGGGGAAGTCCCTCCGGGGTTAAGGGAGGATCAGACCTCCGTATTTGTCGGCCAGGTCGCCGTACAGAAACACGCGGGTGCGCGCCCGGGAAAAGGCGACGTAGAGCATCCGCGCCACTTGGTTCGGGATGTTGCAGGTGGAGATATTGCCGAGGTCGACGAACACGGTGTCGTAGGTCGAGCCCTGAGCCTTGTGGACGGTGGCGGCGTCCTTGGGCCGCAGGTCGACGAACTGGTTCTTCAGGAACCAGAACCGCTCCCAGTTCTTGGCCTTGGCGTAGTGCTTCAGCAGCGCATCGTAGTGCGCCCTATCGGTGGGCAGCGGCACCCGGGTGAACAGGTCGCCGAAGTCGTTGACGAAGTCGAGATGCTCGACGTCGAGCCACACGTCCGGTTCGATCTCGATCTTGTCCGGGCCGTGGTTCTTGAAGATCTCCACCTCGGCCTGCACCGACAGGGTCTGGCCGTTCTTGCCGAACGCCCCGGCCGAAGCGCTGACCAGGAACTCGCCCTTCTGGTACGACCGCGGCAGCTGACGCAGCTGGCGGATGTAGTCGTTGAACTCGATGACCCGCTTGTTGGTGTAGGCCAGGATGCGGGCGTCGTGGGTCTGCTGAGTGAAGCATTCGGCGATCATCGCCGCCATGCCGTCGTCGTTCAGCTGCACGATGACGTCGTCGACCAGCTGGATCGGCTTGAAGCGGCCGCCGTTGACTGTTTCGCGCAGCTGCTGGCAGACCTGCATCAGCGCGGGCTGGCCCTTGTTGCGCATCGGCTCGGTGAGCTCGAAGAACGGCGCGCCGCGGGTGTAGATCGGCGAGATCGACTCCTGCACCGGGTTCAGCTGCGAATGGTCGCCGACGTAGACGATCTTGCAGTTGTGGGTGCCTTCCTGGTTCGCCTTGTCCAGCTTGCCGTCGATCATCGAGGCTTCGTCGATGAACACGATCTTGTTCTCATGCACCCGCCAATTGCGGGTCCTGGTCAGGTCCGCCTCGCCGGTCTTGTAGTTTTCCTTGACCGTGAGATTGAGGAAGCTGTGGATGGTCTGGGTCTCGCGGCCGCAGGCCTGGCCCAGGACGTGCGCCGCCTGGTTGGTGGTGGCGGTCATCACCACGTCATCGTAATCCGGCTTCATCCCGACCAACGCGCACATCTCGTGATAGCGCGGCATGGTCTCGTCGATGATGTAGTTCATCAGGTAGGTCTTGCCGACGCCCGCCGAGCCGGAGATGTGGAACTCCGTCTGGTTCGGATCCAGCAGGAACTGGAAGAACGCTTCGGCGGCGGCCTTCTGTCCCGAGTTCAGATTGTAGGTCTTCTTGGTCGTCGGGAGGGTCTGCATTTTCCGTTCGAGGGTTTGTTGTTTTTGATGTGAAGAGACCTCGGGAATCGCTTCCCGAGGTCCCTGTGCCGGAGCCCGTTTAACGTCGTGTCCGGCCCGACGATCAGTGAGAGCGGCCGGGAGCCACCTTACGGAAGGCTCAGACCCGACACCGCAGTGAGGGGCCGCCAGGGATCCCGCTCTCGACCAATCAGGGTTTGATCAGGAACTTGGTGCGGTCCTTGCCCCGGATCCAGAGCGGCTCCTTGCCGCGGCCGGACCACAGCGCCCCGGAGACCGGGTCGCGGTATTTTATCTTCGCCTTCACGCCCTTGCGGCGGATTTTCTCGCCGCCCAGCGCCTCGACCAGGTCCTCCACCGAGACGTGGTAGTCCTTCACCACCTTGACGATCTGGGCGATCACCTCCCGCTTCTCGGCGAGTTCGCGTTCCTTGATCTGGCGTTCGAGCGCTTCCTGTTGCCGCCTCAGATCCTCGATGGTGGCCTGTTCGGAGGAGACGATCGGAGCCGGGGTCTTCTCGGCCTGGATGATCTCCTGCAAGGCGGCCTGGGCGGCGGCGTCCTCGTCGACCTCGGGCCTGGACGGCTCCGGCCCGCCTTCCGGTGCGTGCGCCTCGCTACGCTCGGCTTCGCCCTGCGGCTCGCCCGGAGCCTGGTCCCGTAGCTCTTCCAGCGTCGGATGGGCGGCCACGCCGAACAGACGGGTGGTGGGGGGAAGGGTTTCTTCGACGTCGGTCTTGGTGTCGATCATCGGTCTGTTCCTTGCGGATTTCTGGAACCGATTATCTCAGACGGTTTCAGATGGGTTTGAAGATAATCAGACCCTTAATCGATATAAAATCATCGTCAAGGATCGTCCCACATTATCTCCGGCGCTCAGCGGGCCTGGCTGACGTACTTCTGCACGATCAGCCCGCGCACGAAGTCCTTCACCGACAGGCCGGGCCCGAGCTGCTGGATCAGCCATTCCTGCTGCGCCTCGGTGAGACCGTTGAACACGTCGCCCATGAACGAGCGCCGGGTGTCGGCGGGCGGAATCCCCAAGCCTTTCAGGGCGTGGGTCACCGTCGTGTGGTGGACGCCGAGGCGTTCGGCGGTCTCGCCCAGGGACAGGCCGACGGAGTTGAAGCCGATCAGCCTGTCGTCGTCGATTTTCTTGTTTCTGCCGGAGGACATTTTTGGGTTTCTCACTCGAAATTATGTCCGCTTTTAAAGCTTGGTCCTATTCTGAATCAAGCCCAGGATTTTCGAGATATTAGGTGTCCCCCGCCCGCCGAACCGGACCACGGAAAACCGGGCGGGGGACTGACGCGCGTGTGACGCACAGGCCTGCCGTACAGGCACGCTGGCGACGGGTGCCGGATTCGGGGATCATCCGCCGCGGGGCCCGGCTCGGACCGGACGCCGCTCTGACTGTCGCCGCAGCGGATAATGGATAATGCTGAAATTGGTTCCGGCGACAATCCGGGCCTATTTTGGATTTTAGATCCTGAAATAGTGGAATCCCTTTTATGCAAGGGTTTTATGGAGAAAACGGTCCGACGGCTTTTAGACAGGTTTCAGGTCGGCTGTGGCCGAAGGGCCACGACGTTTCCCCCGGCCTGGGCCTCGCAAAGGGCCGCGGCGGCTTCCTGAGCCTCGATCACGGCCTTCAGCTTGTCGGCCTCGGCGACCAATGCCGAAGGAACCAGATAATAGAGCCCGGCGGCGTTGTGCGCCCGGTCGAAGCGGGGAATCAGATGCGCGGGCATCTGCTCCCAGATCTCGTCGAGCCGTTTGCACAGCTTCGTCAGCTCGTGGCCGACCGAGGCGACCGCCTCGGCGACGGTCAGCTCGTCCAGCTTGTTCATGCGGTCCAGCATTAGAGTCTCCTCACCAGTCATAGGTCTTGAGCTCGTCCGAGACCTGGCCGTCCCGATCCAGCTTGATCCAGTCACAGTCCTGCCTGCGGGCGAACTCGATCACCGCGGCCAGGTCTTCCGGCGTCTTCTCCGGATCCAGGACGAACAGTTCGCCGATCCAGAGGAAGGCCCCGTATTCGTTCGGATAGGCGATCACCCCGGCGTCGTGCTCGGCGATCATCTCCATGGTCACCCGATCGACGTGGGCCGACGACAGGGCGATCAGTTTCTCGATTTCCAGGTCGGCCATGCAGACCTTCTCCTTGGTTCAGTAGAGCGGGAGGATCCCCTCCCGCACCATCTCGTAGATCTGCAGGGCCATAGTGACCGCTAGAGTGATCAGGCCGATCGCCATAAGCAGCAGGATCCAGAAGGCTTCGCGGTCCCTCATGGGGCTAACCAGGGCTCCTCGACGACGTCGGTTAAATCGAGCCTGTCGCCCCAGGCCTTGGCAAATTTGATAGGGTCCTGGTTCGACCCGAACGCCTGCACCAGCTCGTGGTTGGGTATCTCGGTGGCGGGCAGCAGGAAACGGCGCAGACATTCGGCGTCGACCTGCTTCAGCCATTGGGCGTAGGGGGTCTGCTCGGCGGTCATTTCGGCCGGTCCTCCTCCAACATGATGAAGCCGTCGTCCCGGATCCACAGTCCGGTCTCCTGGTTCCGGCCTTCGGTGAAGGCGGCGTCCAGCACCTCCAGGAACGGGGTCTTCTGGATGGCCAGCGGCATCATGTAGTTGGCCAGCCGGACGTAGATCTTCGGCGGGCCGTCCAGGACGCGGATGGCGGTCTTCAGGGCTCCGAGCTTCATTGGATGATCATCCAGTCCTGGTGCATGGCTCCGTAGATCCGGTGCTCCTCTGCGGTGGCGGGGGTGATGTCGCGCGCCTGGCGGAACACCATCCCGTGGTTCTCCAACTGGAACAGCTGGTCGTCCTCAGCTCCATCGGTATCTTCGTCGAGCACGAAGCAGGTGACGCCAGAGAGGTCGACGTTGTCCGAGGTGATGCTGGAGACCAGACCTCCGCTGAGGGTGATCACCAGCCGCGGAGCGGGGCGGTAGTCTTTCATGGGTTTTCCCTGGCGATTTCCAACGCCTTCCCGACGAAGAGCTCGATCAATCGAACGGCCTCATTGAATCTGGTCTGATCGTTGTCGCAGACCCGGTGCAGCAAGGTCGTCATGGCGGGGAGCGGCTTGGCGTTCATGGTGACGGTCGGATCCTGGGTGGTGTAGAGGACCCGTTCCACCAGTTGTGTTCGGGTCATAGCTTGCTGAACTCCACGGTGAAGGTGGTCAGCGGCCGGTTGGGTTTGCCGTCCGGACGGAACGGCCTGGCCTTGGGCACCGCCCGCCAGGTGGCCAGAGCGTCGGTCATCGACGAAAAGACCCAGGCTTCCTGGATCTTGTCGGTGAACACCGCGTCGCCCTGACCGTCGTGAGCCTCCGGGTCGTAGCTCTTCAGCCACTGACCGGCGACCGGACACGGCAGACCGTTGGCGAATCCGACGCAGCGCATGACTACGGATTGGTTTTCCCGACTCATGGTTCCTCTTCCAGCTCCAGATCGCCGACCCAGAGCCAGGCCATGACATAGGCTCCGCTGTCGTCGCCTTTGGAGACGATGGCGCTGTCGTCGATCTCTAGGTCGCCCTCCTTCGTCTTGGTCTGGGCGGCAGAGACATAATGGCTCAGCGTCGGATCTTGACGAGCGGCGAAGTGTAGGGTCGCCTCGGCGAAGTCCGAGGGGACCAGGCTGCCCAACTCCATCGTCAGCGTCTTCGCCAGGGTGTCGTCGGCGTAGCCCGCTTCGTACTGGCTCTGGATTTTCTTGATAATCTCCAGAGCCTTATCGGTGTCGATCATAGGAGCACTCCCCGACGACGGGCGTCGCTCTCCAGAGCGTCGATCACGCGGCCGTATTCGACCCCGCACTTAGCGCGGGTCATCTCGACGGCGTAGTCGATCGCCTTCAGTGTTCCGGTGTCGGCGGATTCTTCCCGCACTTGGTTCCAGACAGCGAGGATCCTATCGTCCTCCTGTCGTCGTTGTTCGTAGCTCATTGATGTAGCTCAGCATTTCCTGGGATAGGTTCCCGTCGTCGTCGAAGACGAGGATGTCCTCGTCAGGGGTTTGCAGGTACAGAGGCCAGCTTCGACGGCTGTTCAGTGGTCGAAACAAACTATGTCTTTCCATGCGAACAAAAAATTCAAGGTTCGCTACTGAGATGGCACCAGAATTCGGATCCTGTTCTATTTGGAAACCACCTTCCACATAGTCCTCAAACCCTGTGCCCTCGAACGGATCACATAGGATCGATAGACGTCCGAGACACTTGAGTAGATTGGCCTCGTTGAACAGATCCCGAGGGATCACCCGTAAGTAGCTCATCAGTCCATCTCCCGCTCTCGCCAGTCGTCTTCGAGCTGACCTTCCTCGTAGTCCAAGTCATCTTGTCCGGGACCGTCGTAGTCATGGACTGCAAACGGCTCGTCGAATTCCTCGTCGTATTCGTCGTCGATGTCAGGCATCGGGAAGTCCTTCCTCATATTCCCAGTCGAGGAGATCTATCACAGTCGGTACAAGAGTCATTCTGCGGCGATAGCGGGGACAGGCCTGTCTGGCTGGTGCTGATAGCGGCCTGTATAGGCCGCCGTCTCGGACAGCTTATGGAAGATGATCTGAGCGATCCCTGCCCCGGCTGGGATGAACAAAGGCTTCCAGCGATGGTAGGCAAGCTCAATTGTAAGCCACCCCTCCCAACCCGGTTCGATTACCGAATTGAATACTGACACACCCTGGCGAGCCCATGACGATTTGTCATGAACTACAGCCACCAGGTCGTCCGGCATATCGAAATACTCCATCGACGAAGCCAGGCGGAACCTCCGAAACGGGTGTAGCAACACATCCTGCTTGATGCGGATGTCGTATCCCGCTTCGCCTAGACCGTGAGAGACGCCGAAGCGTCTCTCCTTGCTCGGCAGCATGCCCTTCAGCGGAGCCTGCATCAGCAGATCTTCACCGTTAACGACC